AGAAGCCAAATTATAAATTTGTAAGAGATGTTACTATAAAGGGTAACGAACAACAAAGACCTGGTTTTTATCATATGTTAATCAAAGACGATAAAAAGGTTTCTGATTATGCAAACTTAGCTTATGATGTTATTAGTCATGCGTGTATGAAATCAAATCTAATACCTAAAAAAATATTACAGGCAAGAAGTTTTTTACAATTACCATTAGCAGCTCATTTTAGAGGCGATAATATAGATACACCACATATAGATAGTGTTGAAGATCATATTGTAATATTGTATTATGTAAATGATAGTGATGGTTGTACAGTAGTCTATGATAAAAAATATGAAGAGGGTAAAACTGTAAAGTTTGATGAACTCAAAGAAATAAAAAGAGTAGAACCTAAAAAAGGTAGAGTGGTAATATTTAATGGTTTACATTATCATACAGGCGAACAACCTAATAGTAATGTAAGAAGTATTATAAATTGTAATATACAAGTATGAATAAAATAAAATTAGAAGTATCAGCGTTAATAGATAAGTTTCAACACCACGATCAACTTAAAGATCATTTAGTTGATTTAATTGATAAGGCAGATAATGATACAGAAATGAAAGAAGCTAAAAATTGGGAATATCATATATCAAAATGTGATTGGGATAATAACACCGATTTCAATAATAGACCATGGGTATATTTACTAAAACCATATTTACAAAACCACTTTAATAAGTGTGCTAATTTTATGTTATATAAAGAGGCAAAAATAAAAGCATTATGGTATCAACAGTATAATCAAAATGACGCACATGGTTGGCATATACATGGTGATAATTACACAGGTGTTTATTACTTACAACTACCAGAAGGATCATCAAAGACAGAATTGGTAAATCATTATTTACAAGATAAAGAATTACAAACAGCACAGATAGAAGCTAAAGAGGGCGATATAATAATCTTTCCTAGTTTTGTTATACATAGATCACCAAAGATAGATAGTGATGTTACAAAGACAATCATATCATTTAATTTAGAATTTAACGGTATCAAAGAAGTATAATGTATTTTCCAACTTATCATACACATAAATTTTATAATGACCCACACCAAGTTTACGAGTGGGCAAATAGTTTAGAATACATTAGACCAGAGGAAGGTAATTATCCTGGTGCAAGAACAAAAGAAATACATCAAATAGATGAAGACTTTTTCCAATATACTTGTAATAAAGTATTACAAATGATTTATGGTAAAAACGCAAGTGATGTAACTTATCAATGTACTATGAACTTTCAGAGAATAAAATATGACGATATAGCTGAAGACGGTAAAGGTTGGGTACACTTAGATGATAGATCACACTTAACGGTACTAATATATTTGACACCAGGCAAAACACAATCTGGCACCTCTTTGTTTATGCCTAAAAAAGAAGGTACTATCTTAGAGGGTAAACAAGAAGAAAAATTTAAATACTATAGAACTGGTCAGGCAACAGATCAATATAAACATGCATTAGATTATAACAATGGTTTATATGAAGAGATTGCGACATTTGGTTCTAATTTTAACAGTATGGTTGCATTTGATGGTGGTATGTTCCACGGTGCAAACTTTGATTTAAAACCAGGCGAAGAAAGATTAACACAAACTCTATTCTTTAATGATATGAGGGTACCGTACTATCCTGGTGTAGAAATGAAAAGGAATACTTTATAATGAAGCTTGACATTATTAGTAAAATAATATATAATTAACGCAATGAAGGAGAAAATATGAGCAATTTTTTAAAAGATATAATTAAAGAAACAGGAAACGAATACGCTACACTAGTAAGTGAGGGTGTTGATAGTGCAGATGTAACATCATTTGTAGATACAGGTTCATACTCTTTCAATGCTCTACTATCTGGTAGTATCTTTGGTGGTATGCCAGGAAATAAGATAACTGCTATTGCAGGTGAAGCTGCTACAGGTAAAACATTCTTTGCATTAGGTATTTGTAAATCGTTCTTAGAAAAAAACAAAGACGCAGGTGTAATTTACTTTGAATCAGAAAGTGCAATATCTAAAGACATGATTGAGAGTAGAGGTGTTGACGCAACAAGAATGGTAATAGTGCCAGTTGCAACAGTACAAGAATTTAGAGCTCAATCAATTAAAATTATTGACAAATACTTAGAACAACCAGAGGCAAGTAGAAAACCTTTAATGTTTGTATTAGATAGTTTAGGTATGTTATCTACTACAAAAGAAATGGAAGATACAGCTGCTGGTAAAGAAACAAGAGATATGACTAGATCACAAATAGTCAAATCTACATTTAGAGTTTTAACGCTTAAATTAGGTAAAGCAAATATTCCTATGATAATGACCAATCACACTTATGATGTTATTGGTTCTATGTTCCCACAAAAAGAAATGGGTGGTGGCTCAGGTCTTAAATACGCCGCTTCATCAATTATCTACTTAGGTAAACGTAAAGAAAAAGACGGTACTGAAGTAGTTGGTAATATTATACATTGTAAAAATTACAAATCACGTTTAACAAAAGAAAATTCTCAAATAGATGTAAGACTAACTTATAAAACAGGACTTGATAGATATTATGGTCTTTTAGAATTAGCTGAAGAAGCTGGTATCTTTAAGAAAGTATCTACAAGATTTGAACTAGCAGATGGTACAAAAGTTTTTGGTAAGTCTATAAACACCGATCCTGAGAAATATTTTACAGATGAAATATTAACAAAAATTGATGAATATGCAAAAAGAAAATTCTCCTACGGATCAGACGAAGAATAAAAAATACGTTTTTGTACAACGAGAAGAAGACGATTATACTTCTATCAAGTTGACAAAGGGTACTTTTAATGGTGTAATCTACAAATATGGTAGAGTACAATTCTCTGATAAGGAAAATGAAGACGGGCTGTTGCCAATGAAGTTTGATTATGATATATTGGAAAATCCATATAAAGTGGAGCTTGACAATAAAGAGTTTTTAGATTATATTGGTGATATATTAATAGAACTAATGGATGAGAAAGTGAAGAGTGGTGGAAATATTATCGGAAAGAATTGAACTAACTATATTAAGAAACCTAGTTTACAACGAAGAGTTTACTAGAAAAGTTTTACCTTTTGTCAAAGAAGAGTATTTTGTCAATAGAGAAGAACAAACTTTATTTGGTGAAATATTTAAATTTGTTGACAAGTATAAAAATCTACCTACAAAAGAAACTCTATTAATAGAACTTAATCAAAGAAAAGATATTAACCAGGAAGAACTAGGTCGTATTGGTGATCTAGTAAAAACTTTTAGTGAAGATGATATCGACACAAAATGGTTATTAGATACAACTGAAAAGTTTTGTAAAGACCGTGCTGTTCATAATGCAGTATTAGACGGTATTAAAATCTTAGATAAAAAAGATAAAGAAAGATCACCAGAAGCTATACCAAGTATTTTATCAGACGCCTTAGCAGTATCATTTGACAACCATGTAGGGCATGATTATATTGAAGACGCTAAAAGTAGATTTGATTGGTACCATACAAAAGAAAAAAGATTTAAATTTGATTTAGATTATTTCAATCGTATTACAAAAGGTGGTGTTCCAAGTAAAACTTTGAATGTTGCTCTTGCAGGTACAGGTGTTGGTAAATCTTTGTTTATGTGTCATTGTGCTAGTAACTTTTTAACGCAAGGTCAAAATGTATTGTATATTACTTTAGAGATGGCAGAGGAAAGAATTGCTGAAAGAATAGACGCAAACTTATTAGATGTATCTATGGATGATCTTCATGTCATGCCTAAACAATTGTATGATAGTAAAGTTGAAAAGATTAATGCAAAGACAAATGGTAAATTAATTATCAAAGAATATCCTACAGCTTCTGCTCATTCAGGTCATTTCAGAGCATTATTAAATGAGTTATCATTAAAGAAAAGTTTTAAACCAGATATGGTTTTTATTGATTATTTAAATATATGTTCATCAAGTAGATTTAAAGGTGGTAACATATCATCATATTTTTATATCAAAGCAATTGCTGAAGAACTTAGAGGTCTTGCTGTTGAGTTTGATGTGCCTATCTTTACGGCAACACAAACAACTAGAACTGGTTTCGTTTCAACTGATATTGGTTTAGAAGATACCTCAGAAAGTTTTGGTTTGCCTGCTACTGCTGACTTCATGTTTGCCTTAATGTCGAATGAAGAACTAGAAGCATTAGGTCAAATGAAAGTTAAACAGTTAAAGAACAGATATAATGATCCGTCTGTAAACAGAGCATTTATTGTTGGTGTTGATAGGTCTAAAATGAGATTATATGATGTACAACAAGCAGCTCAAAATATAGTAGATAGTAACCAAAAAGAAACACCTGAATCAGCTTATGATAAGTTTAGTGATTTCAAGTTGTAGGAGATAATATGCCAAGTAAAAAAACACAAAAAGTTAGATTTAGAAAAGGTGATAGAAGACCTAAAGCTGATACTGAATATACTGCCTTATCTTACAGAAAAAGATTAATCAAAAGAGGCAAGAAAATGATTTGGAAAGTTACAGAGTATCCTACAAAGACAGTTATTGGTGAATACTTTTTTGAAGAAGACGCAGAGAAAGTAACTAAGTTTCAAAATAAACATAAAGTTTGGCATGCTAACGGAGGAATACCTAAATTTCTGACTATTAAGTTATAAATAGTAGCATGGCATATACATTCTTTCCAGAATCAGAAAAACAAATAGATACCAAACTTAAATTTCCTAGAGAAAACGTAATTGAAATTAGAAGATTATGGGATTTCTTAAATAAAAAAACTAGAGTAAAAGCACCCATAAACATTGATGAAAAGAAACCATCAAATGTCAATGTAATCAGAGCATTAGAGGGTACATTAAACCTTAATCAAATTAAAACAGGTGCAAAACTTAAATTAATAAAAATTAGATTTGGTAATGGTTCTTTAGGTGGTAGAGGTTCTCAAAATTTAGGTAATCTTTTTGAAGAACAGTATGCTAAAGAATTAGAAAAGTATGACGAAGGCGAAAAAGTAAAAGATCAACTTTTAGAAAAATCAATCGTAGGTTTATATAAAGAATATAAACTATCAAAGTATAAAAAATTAAATGTAAAGATAGAAGGTGGAGCAAATACACCAAGACCATTTGTTTACGGTCCTTACATAGTTGTTAAATCAGCTAAACAAACAGGTAATGATT